ATCATTGTGACGTGACTTACGGCCTGCCTGAAGACGGATTGCGGCTTCGCAGATCGTGCAAAACACGATACATTCGACGGGGAAGCAAAGAGCACTTCCCATCGGCGCGAACTTCCTGGTCTCTAAGACGGTGTCGATCGACCCCGTCTCCGACCTCACGTGCACCTGCGTTGACCTTGTAGCCAACAACGGGTACAAAATAGGAAGACCATCAAACAATAGATTGATGATGCCGAGAGTCACAGAGTCGGACGCTGACGATAGGTCAATCGTCGCGTACGACCCGTCGAAGCTTCCTTCGCAGGCTAGTTCGCGGCTTCGCTCCTGGTTGTGTAAATTAACCGGTATGCGACTGGACTGAAAGAACTCATCCAGTGCCAAGGACAAATCCTGTTGGAGGAATTGCAGTGTCGTGGGTTCCGCAGAGATAGTCCTATTTTTGGTCATACTCTTCGGAACGCACTGGAGGCGACTAACTCTGCATACGCCATTGTATGGGTAATACAGAGATGATCGCCAATCCTTAGCACGAACTCGGTATTTTAGATAATTTATTATATCCGAGTCGACCGCGAATTCGCGGTTCTTGTGCCAAGGGTCTGCTTGACTTCGCTCGACCTCTGCCGTGGCACCATTGCCATGGGCGGGGCGGAAAGCGTAATCTGTGGGGTCGAATGCCCCAACAAGATCACGCGCCGACATGCGCAATGTGCGCAATATTCGGCAAAGCTCCTCGTCGCTCCCGGATTCTAGCTCATTGAGCCAATAATCCGGGGAGACCAGCGACGATTCAAAGGTCAAGTACTCAGCGCAGCATTCGTCAGAGAGATCGAGGCTGATGAGGTTCGCCCGGGCGTCAAAGACTACCCATTGGTTTACCTTCTTGTACCAGTCGTCACCCTCCATGACTGCAACGGCGCTATTTAGCGTCCACTTGTAGTGAACACTCGTCGCGGCAAGTTCTTTAAATGCTTTCGCGGCGGCCTCGGCATCAGGATAGAACTTTGACCTGAAGTCGAGGGACGTGAGGCACTGCCTCAACGTCTTCCAATCCCTGGCATAGAGCTCCACATCAAGGACCGTCAGGCCCAAGATAGTGCGCTCCCAGGTGGCGGGGAATCCCGCCTGAGTGGAACCATCGAGGAGGTCATAGAGAAGAGCCGTTCGCATCACCAGTATATCGATGACGTAATTTACATCATCACTGGAAAGCGGGCTGGCTGCTCTGACCTCGAGTCGGCGCCGCAATTTGGCGTCGACATCAGTAAGGTGATCTCTCACTGTTTTCATGGCTTACGCCTTTACTACAGTTGAGGATCGAGGTCGCCACGAGCCATCGCAACGGCAAGATCGCCGTTTACGCTCCCGGTCGCCAATGAGGCGGCCACGGTGCGTTTAAGCAAAAGCTCGAGAGCCACAGGCGTGACAAAGTCCGCCGTGGGCACTTCCAGGCAGATCCATCCCCGCAGAGGGATAAGGATCTCCTGGCCGCTGACAGAGTTCGTCGCTTTAAGCAACGTTTTAACCTCTGCCAGTGTGCGAACGCCTTCGGTGACGTTCATACGCTGGCCAGATTGGACGTCAAACTGGTTGTAGACGTCCTTGACCTTCTGGCGACCATAGCGAAGCTGTTCAACCGGCGTAATACCGGCTCCAGTCTTATTCGCTAGCCTTACTTCGGCTGCATCCCGACTCGCAACAGAATAATCGTGTGCGTAGTCGAGGTCAACCAGGGTGAGGGATTTGGGATCGGAGATCGAATCAGCGGTAAGCTGATCGACAGTCCAGTTTCCCACAGTGTAGAGCGACATGTTTCGCTCCTTTCTCCGGCTTTAAACACCGGGTTGGTCGTTTGGACGAACGACCTGGTGGATAGAGTCTATGCTCACCGGCGCAGTTGCACCAGTAGAGCTAAAGCGTCACCCGCATGGATGGCGCTGAACGAGGGAAGCGAGATGTTGGCCTCGAAAGGCCGAACGTCTGCTAAAGCATTGTGTCTCAGCCTACAGTACTTCTTGGCTTTGACAGTCCCACACCAATCAGCCAAATCTACAGGGATGTCAGCGACAAGTTTGTCGCTGGCATATGCATCAGTGACCTTAACGTATGGGCTTTGCACGGCGGCGTCTATCTGTGCTAAAATATCTTGCACAGGAAGAAACCAGTCGACGACGAAGCTAAGCGGAACAAGGTCCCACGTGTTCTCCAGCGTCGGCCAGGCATCCCACTTCATCAGGTTATTAACTGCTGACATGATTCCATTATAGGATTCGTCAGCGGCAAACACCGTAGAAGTTCGGGTTTTGGTATAGGTTAGGTGGCTTACGCTACCCGACCGAACCATCTGCCTTCGTACACGTGCACCAGGGGTACCATCCATGATCTTGGATGATATCGCTTGCAGGAGTTCTTTGGTGTCCTGGACGGCAAGGCGATCGCCATACCGGCCAGACAGCCAGGCCGCGGCCCATGACTTGGGATTCTTGAAGTCCTTCGTCAAATGGATCAGCGACTTGACAGTATCACCAGTCTTCCCAATATCGGACGCGTAGGCTATCAGGTTTGACGAAAATTCGTTATAACCCTCAAGCACATCGCGACCGTGGGATGACAGCTCTGCAGGCGACCATGCAGCATCATCCTCGACGATTTCCCACATCTTGGCCACA